ACTTAAATCTACCATAATTAACTCAACATCTTATAAGCACTGTACAGTGTGCCTAAACCACCGATAGTTTGTCCATATACACTAGGTGATTGTACTACTTCACCACCTCTTTGTAGAGCAAACTCTCTAGTTTCAAAAGGTATACCCTTCAAAGCACCTATAGCAAAGTTCAAAGCACTAAAAGGATATTCTCTCTGTTCAACAAAATCTCTGTAGGCTAGTTCTAAGGCTTGTGTGTCTAACATTCTTTGACCTTCACCTACACCTAACTCACCAGCTACCTCAGATTCTCTTATAGAACGTACAACAGGTACAATATCTTGATAGGATCTTGCTCCTGTTAGTCTGGCAGTTTGAGTTACATCAAATATTCTTTCTTCACGATTCTTGTCTCTTTCTGCTTGGGCAGCAGAAAATTCTAGACCTCTTGCCCCAGCATCAGCAAGCAATCTTCCTCGCTCTCTTGCTTCACCTCTTGCGAGCTCTGCAGACTCAACACCCATTCTAGAACTACCATATGCACTGCCACCCATTGTGCCTTCGAGCTCTTGTCTTCTTCTTGTAAATGTATCGGATACATCTTGTAATGCTGGGTCAACAGAAGTTAAAAAAGTAGGCATGTATTTATTAACGTCTGCTGTACCAAACTCTGTAGGTTGTAGGTTACCTATGTTAGCTGAAAAATCGCTCATTAAATTTTCAAATCCAGGAGTTCCTTGACCTCCTGTTATAAATCTTTCATAGCTTTCTGGTGCGTCTAATAATTTACGTTGTGCTATTTGTTCTGTTGGGCTTAGTTTTGATAAGTCTGTTGTTGGGGTTGTTAGTCTTCTAGTTTCTTCACCTGTGTCTGGGTCTGTTATAGTTTCATAAGTTAATTCTGTGGGTTGTCCTGTTGTTGGGTCTACTTTACCATACACTGGCAACCTAGAACCTTCAAAAGTAGCTAAAGGTTGTTCGGCTAAGTTTACAGCTTCAGAGAATAATAATTGTCCACCTTGGGATACGTACTCTGGTATCTCGGTGCCTTTTAGTACATCTGTTTCTGTTGGTATTGTTTGAGTTCCTGTTGTGCAAAAACCACCCATATTTTACTCCGAATATATTTGTCCTATTAAATTAAAACCTAATTTATTATAAAAAGCATCTTTACGTTCAATATCGCCAAAATAAATATGTCCTAATCGTATTTTTATTTTAGCTTTTTTACCAGCAGAAATAAATTGTTTTATCAACCTAACTGCTGTATTTGAAGATCTATGTTTTTTGTCTACATAAAACCATAAATCGCCTAAAATCTTTTCTTGAGAAAACCAATCACTAGATACTACCCCACCTATAGAACCTATTAACTTTTCTTCTTCTAAAGCTACGTACACTAACCCAGTCTTTATAGCACCAGTAACAGCATCACTAACTTTACTAACATTTAAAGGTGGTATATTAGCTTTTGATTCTGTGTGCATTTTCATAATCATTAATATTAATGCGGATGTATCTAAAAGGTTAGCAGACCTTATAGTCATCCCATCATACCACCAAGAGCACCCATATCTTCTTTAGGTGCACCACCTTTAGCACTCATAGATCTATTTATAAGTTCCTCTAGTTCTGGTAGTAATTTCATTAATACTTTAGCAGTTTTACTGTCTATTGCTCTATCTAATTCTTTTAGTTCTTCTGGTGACATGCTTTCTAGCCTTGAAAGTAGAACCATCTGTATAGATTGGTCTGGTCTTTTCATAACCTCAACACCCTCAGGAGGCATAGCTTCATTTAAAGTTCTAGCACCCTCAGGAGGCATTGGCATTTGTGGCTTGGGCATTGGCATATCTTTATTCATATCTTCAGCCATTAGCTTTCTCCTTATATAATATTTTATAATCTTGCTCGTTACAAAATTTACCAACCAAGGCACAAGTATTTTCAAAAATTAAATTATATGCCCTACCTAATAAATTAAATTTACCTTTACCTAATCTCCATTTTAGGTCTAAGGTTCTTTTTTGAAAGATGTGCTTCCAAAATTTTGTTGCTGTTTTGTTTCTACGCATAAGCCTTACAGCAGGAATACCAATACACCAATATCCATGAAGTATGTCGTAACCTCTTTTTGGTAAAATATGAGATTGTGTAAATCTTAAATTTATAAAATAATCTTCTTTAGTAATTAATTTTTGCCTATATAATTCACTACATATAACACTCCCACCACTCGCAGCAGCACTACCTATACTACCACCTATAAAACCTCCTACTGGTCCACCTATAGTATAACCGATAGCTGTACCTATGGTAGAACCTGCTGCTGATTTTGCTGCTGCTTCTATTCTTTCTTTAGGCTTACCTTTGCCTAAAGCTAAGTTTACCGCAAAGTCTACAGCAAAATTAGTTCCCATAGTGTTCATGTTAGTAGCATAATCGTACCTAGCCCCAAATGAATCTTTACTAAAAAATCCAGCTCCTGTTGATGTTCCAATAGGACTGCCAGTTATTTTAGATTGTGTATCAACAGCACTAGTGTAACTTGAAGATTGAGCAGAAGGAGTAGGTGTTTGTGTATAACTGCTGGTAATATTAGGAGTGTCTCCTATAGGTCTGCTATAATTTGCACCTTGAGAAGTTAATTGTTTACCTGTTACACTATTAGGATCTATAGCATATCCTCTGCTTCCGTCTGCTAATTTAATCTCAACAGCATCACCAGTTCTTACAACAGCATCTTTTTGTCCTGCAGTAAAAGTATCACTTATTGTAGCACTAGCACCAGCATCAAAAGTATAGTTAGGGCTAAACTGGTCTGTAATACCCTTACTAATTTCTGCGTCACTTTTAACAAAAGGTAATGCACCTTTAGCTGCATCCTTAGCTGCATCCATCGTGCCACCTTCTACTAAAGTTTGTAGTCCTGCTTTAGCTACAGGTTTAAATACTTCTGCACCTGTTATTATTCCTGCTTCTTTTAACATGTCTAGTGTACTAATTTCTTCTGGGGTTAATTCTTCTCTGCGTTGGTCGGATTCAGCTATAAATTGTTTTTCAATGTCATCTAGAGTATTAAAGTTTTCAAATAACTTTTGAGGATTACCCTCTGCGTCTGTCATTATTTTTCTAAATATAAACCTTTGAGATGGGGTTGCGGATGTTCCGTAAAAATATCCTCCACCTTCTGATAATGGTACAACTTCTTGAGATGTTTTATAAGGTATGCCTTCTTCTGATTTTAGGCTACCTAAACCACCCATACCACTTAAACCTAAATCTTGTTCACTTAATATTTTATCATCTACTGCCATTATCCTATCAATCCTCTTGCTCTTAAATCATTTATTAATGTACCTAATACATCTGCTAGTTCTGCTACTGTTGTACTGTCTGCGTCATAAGTTCTATCAGCAGTAACATTGCTTACAGTAAATCTATCTTTAGATGAACTTAAATTTGTAGTTGATAAATTTAATTCTAATTGATTAACCAACTGATTTGCCCAAGTTGCATCATATGTTCTTGGTGGTGTTGGTAATCTACCTCTTCTAACTCCTGAACTCATCGTAAACCATCCGCTCTTAAATTAATTCTAAACCTACCTAAAGCCCAAGTATCACCAACATCAGTGTTGGATAATTTAACTTGTATCTGCCGACCTTTAGCCCTACAACTTACTTTACTGGTAGATGGTGAAATAGTAAATGGTCCTTTGGTCACTTCTGAGCCTAAAGGATGTTTTTTAGATTTTAGTTCTACTTTCATACTACCTGTTATTGTTGCGTCTGGTATGAGTCTGTCTATCATAAATAGATTAGTTCCGTCAGGTGCATTAGGCACACTTAACTCAACAGGAGAACTTTCTATAAATGCAGTTAATGCAGACCCAGCATCATCTGTACCAGTTTCATGATTATATAGTCTACCTTCTTTATCAGTAGCAAAAGGCACCTCTCTTATACCAAAAGAATCTCTCCAATTAGTTCTTGTCATACTACCTACAGACCAAACATTTTGTTCATAATTATACATTACATACTTATCAGGCTCTTCATCACTAGCCGACTCGCTAACATAAAACCACATAACTTCTTTAAACTTTCTATTAAGAGCTCCGAATATTTTTTGTACTTGTTGTTTATTCATATCATTAAATACAAAATACTGTACAGGGCAAGGCAACTCTCTAACTTGACCATCAAATATAAAAAAGTTATCTCTAGCCATCCAAAACACTGTACCAGATTCATTAACCATACATCTTTGTGATATTGGTCCACAACCAGTACCCAACAACCTAAAAGCAAAAGTAAATGGTGGTCCAACAAAAGCCATGCCATACATTGCCTCATCCGTACCTATAAATATTTCTTCACGTGTTGATACTGCTGCCATTATCTTAGTACCTAGTTGCAGTCTTTGAGAACCTGCTGTAGTGGAAGTTGATACTGTCCAGTTGTTAAAATCACCTTGTGTTGAAAAAGCTACTAACATAGGATCTTGTGCACTAGCACTACTATCATACGCACCCATAGATACTAAATGTCTATCTGGGAAAGATATAATACTAAACCTATTTTTTATAGGTGCATTACTTATAACACTAGCCCTACCAGTAACACCACCACTGGCATCCCAATGATACATTTTATTATTATTTACTGTAGCTATTAAATCTTCACCCCAAAGTTCTAAACTCCATATTGTTAACTCTAAGGTTACAGAGCCTGTGCTTCTGGCTGTGTCCCATGTGCCACTACCCCAAGTACCAGTACCCCAACCAAGAGCAGTTGAAGCAGAAGCATTTAATAATCCTTCACTTTTACCGATTAAATGTTTAGCTGTTATACTACCACCACCACCAGCACCAGTAGCATTAGCAGTAGTCGCAGCAGTTATTTTATAACTATTAGAATTAACTACTTCAGTAATTTGATAAGCACCTTCAATAGTAACATTATTAAAAACACTAGCATTAGAAAATGTAACTATCTCTTCAGCTACTGCTCCGTGGCTGTTATCAGTTACTGTAACTACATTACTACCATCTGTAGTAGCTAAAGGGTTACTACCCAAACTACTTGTAGCCCTTAAAGGTGTTATATCGTAAAACTGTCCACCTAATAATATTAATAATTGTTTTTCAGTACCAAAGGCTACATAGTCCGTACCATCTAAACCTCTCCAGTTAACCATAGCCCTACATCTACCAGCAGTCAAAGTATCATGAGAAGTTATAGTAGTAGGTGTTGTAGTTTCTCTTACCCATCCACCTATCTTTTCTGGTAAGCCATTTACAAACCTTACTTTATCTCCATCAGTCCAATATGGTCCAACCTTACCAGCAGAGTAAGTAGTTATATCTTTTACGATTCCAGGTTTAAAATCTATTCCAGTTAAAGGCATTATTTTTTCACACTAAATTTTTTAGTTAACCACAACACAACCGCATACACTGTAATAGCATAAATTGTAGCTACTGCTATATCTACAGTGTGTTCTCTCATGTTATATATAAATTCAATGCCTACTTCTAGTTCTGATTTAGCACCAGAATTTATATGTACATTCTTTGTGCCTTCAAAATTTTCTATAGTTTGTTCTATTTTATCCTCACTAAATTTTACTTTTTACTATCGGTTTTTTTATTTTTATCATATGACCTCATACCAGCAATACCCAACATTCCAAATAACAACGGCATCATAACCGACATATCAGCTTGTGGGATAATTATACCGAACCCAGCACATATAGGTGCTACCATATAATTTATAGCTAGTGATAATCCGCAGATCCAACCTATTAAAGGTCGCCATGAACTTTGAAACCAGTTACCTTGTGCCTCAGCTTTGTTTACTTCTAATTGTTTTAAAGCTAGTTGTTGTGCATGCCTTTCAGCCATGGTAGATAAATCATGAGCAAGTTGGGCTTGTTTGTCTTTATCTTTTACAAACTTACCTATTAATTTAGTCGCAGGACCAATTAGACTTAACAATGCCATTATTTACCCTTTCTCGGTCTGCCTCTTTTTTTCTTAGGCTTACACTCACAAAGTTTGCCAAATAATCTTTTTTTAATTTTATCGTATATACGTTTTAACTGTGCTATCACTTGTCCACCTATTAATTCTATTTACAGTTTTTACTGTACCATCACTATTTAACTCATCTGTATACAAAACTTTAAACGCAGCCATATCACTTGCATTAGTGATTGCTGTTTCAATGTCAGCACAATCAGTTCGTATTGCTGCAACATACGTTTTTACTGCATCAGGAATTGCTTTACTACTATCATAAATGCTACGTTCTACTAACCAATTAAATCTAGTTATATAACCATTAGCAGTAATCTTGCATTTATTTTTAGCTAATGTTTTTAAACCATAATCTATTACTTGATTACCCTCTGCATCTTTCATATCACTACCATCTTTGTTTTTTGCATTTGCATCATCTAATGCTTTATCTGTAGTAGTGTATGCAGTAGTGACTTTTTTTCCAGAAGAACTATAGGTGTATGTAGGACTTGAGGTTATTTCAAATCTATCATCACCTTGCGTTCCTGGTTCTACAGTATAAATACCTATGGCATTAAGCTCATCCCAAGTCCATGCTGTGAATATTCTTCGAGAATGTCTTACATCATCTATGACCATATCTTTGGGTCTAGCGATTATCTCCTCTATCTTGTTATCCTTTATATAAGCCCACATATTATTTCACCTCCTAAAAAGTATTGTTATATTTAAAACTCACGTCTCCCCAAGCTCCAAAGAGAATAGTAGCACCACTCTGATTAAAATCACCACTTGAAGTACGAATTTTAATACCATCACTTAAAAAATCAACATCAAGACCATATGTTTCTGCATCATTTCTATTCCAAGCAACATAGTTAGTTGATGCATTATATGTATTTCTAGCAGTATCATGTATCCACCAATCACCTGCACTATCTCTTAGCTTCACAAAAAACAGACGAGGTCTGAAGCCTGTATAGATAAATGGACCATTTGCATTACCATTTCCAACATAGCTTCCAAATTTACTATAACCTTCAACTGAATGCCAGAGATATGCCACATAATTTTCACCACTAGCATTTAACTTATGGTCGCTACCTACTTTAAACAAAGTGGTTGTTGGAGTAAAAGTTCCCCAATAAGCACTACTTGTAGTTTGAGCAGCATCAGTATTTAATATTAAATGTGCTGCATTTCCTGTACTTACATGATAAGCTGCCCAATCATCACCTGCACTTCTGTTTTTTACAAAAATTAATTCTGGTGCACCTGATGATAAACCATGTCCTATAGACTGTGCTGAACTTCCATTGCCTGTATAAGTAACTATACTAAAACCTGATTTAGTATTTGCTTGTACTGTACTTGTAATATCTCCTGAACTATTACTAGATGTTGTTCCTCCATTAGCTCTCCAACACCACGCAACATAATTTTTACCACTAGTATTCATATCATTATCAAGTGGACCTATAGAAAAACCATCACTATCAAAAGATTGTATTAAATATGAATATGTTGCTTCTGCACCATTTGAACTAGGATATAGTTGTTTAGTTCCACCTCTTGAAGAATCATATATTTGATGAGATGCACTCTGGTTACGAGCTTTCACCCATACAACATCTGGAGCCATACCCAATCCTGTAATAGAACGAGCAGTATTATTTCCAGTATAAGTAATTATACCAAATTGTTTTTGTGGATAATCATCATCAGTCTGTGCTGGGTCTATGTCATCTGATATGGGTAAGTTAGCTGAACATAAAGCTAAAAATCCTGTTGGAGGAGCATAATAAAAATCACCATGTCCGTTACCATCTGAATTTCCTTGTGCTGTTGCATCTCCGCCAAAAGAACTATCTTGACCAAAGTTAGCTCTTCTTATAGCTGGTGCTCCTACAGCATTTGTACCTAATAAAGGCAAAAAATGTTTTCCTTGCATATCAGATGGTATTGAAAATCCACCACTTCCTGTACTAGGATTATGCGAATTTAAATAAGTATTATCTCCGTGAAAATATACT